CGGAGGATCGGCCAGAATCCTCCGCCGGGAGTTAGCATCCGCTGTTATGGCTACGAAACTAAAAACCGTGCTACAGTCAGTATCGAAACGGCCACAGAAGGTGGTTGCGGAGATGTTGACAACAGCACACAACGGTCAGAAAGGATAAAAAATGGAAACCGGGATTTATAAAAACGTACCTTTTCTTCAGTACAAAGAATGGCCTGGAGTTCATAAGTCGATGTTCCGGCACATACTTAAATCAGGACTGCACCTCAAGCACCACTTGGATCACGGAGAAGAGGAGAGTGCAATCATGCGGTTCGGCAATCTGGTCGACTGTCTGCTGCTGGAGCCGGACGAGTTCCCCGGAAGGTATACCATGATCCCGGAGACGTACCCGGCAGAAGTAAAAAAAGAAACCATTGAAAAGCCCTGGATCTGGACAGCAAATTTCTGTAAACAGTGGCGGGAAGACGTATTGTCAGAAAAACCCGACACTTCCTTAATCTCATTCCGAGAGCGCGAGAGGGCATCAACAATAGTCCAGCGCATCTTAAGCCACCCAGAGGCCCAGAAGTGGCTGTCAAGGGCCGACTATCAGGTGAGCCTATGGTGGATAGACCCAGAGACGGAGCTGCCCTGTAAGGCCCGTATGGACGTATACGATGGAACAAGGGTAGCGGACCTTAAAGTCACCAACAATCCGCACCCGGTCGCATTCTCGAAAATAGTGAACGATTTCAAATATCATGCCGGGGGGGCGTTTTACCATGACGGCCTCTTGCACTGTATGGGGATAACACCAGAGCCGTTGCCGTCCCTCCCGGTATCGTTTATCGCCGCGGAGGAGTCAGAGCCTTATGATGTAGTGTGCTACAATATGGGTCCGCAGTCGTTCGAAGTAGGGCGTATAATCTACCGGGAAGCCTTGCAGCGATACAAGGAATACATGGATACGCAGGATTTTAGCGGGTACTCTAATGTTGCGGAGGAGATCGAAATCCCCGGGTATGCGCTCAACCGTGTTCAGTTGGAAGGGGTGATAGTATGATAACAAGTTCGGGAGTAATTTGTGATGTATGCGGAAAATACATTCTTCCTGTTGACCCAGACGAAAAGGTGAACAATTTTGCAGTTGTAGGAATTAAAAACGCTTTGCACTGTGATAATGCCTGTCGTAAGTTGGTGGAGCAGGCTTTCAAAAAACAAGATTATAAACTTTTACCAAATGGCCCATTGCATGAGGTGTTCGAAAAGTATTCATCAACAGATGAAGGGGTGATAGTATGACAGCAGGCACGTTAAAAAAACATGAATCAGAACCGAAACCTACAGAACTGGCTATTAAAACAGAACCGCTTGATACCATACTGCAGAAGGTGAACGTCGTCGGGCTGCAGGGTCTCGGCGATATAGATCAGATGCGTCAAAAGCTCGAAGAAAACATCAAGCGGCGCGAGATGATCTATGAGCTTATCGAGAAGTATTTCATCAAAGGTGTAGACTATGGTCCTGCTGATAATAGAAACCCCAAAGACACCCTTTTAAAACCTGGCGCTGAAAAGGTATGCGTCTGGTTCAATACTCATCCCAACTGGAGGGTAGACAAAGATACGTGGGAAATGCTCGGGCGTCCTGAAAATACCGTTTGCTATATCTGCGAGATAACAGACAATGAATCGGGCCGTATCATAGGAACCGGTCGGGGATCTGAAACGGTAGGGAATAAACAGCGGGATACAAACAAAGCAATTAAAAACGCGGAGAAGTGCTCTATTGTTGACGCTGCACTATGGACATTCTGCCTTTCCGAGAGGTTCACTCAGGACAATATCGAAATACAAAACGTTAATAGTCTTAAAAAGAGCCTTGTGGAAATGGTAATGAAAAAACGGTCTGGAATACCTTCGGAGTTAACAGACAACAATTTCGTGATCAAGGTATGCCAGAACGTCATTCATAAAAAAATGATGAGTACAAGAAATGAAGTCAATATGGTGTTCAAAGCAATTGAAGATAACCAGTACGATTTCGCCACCGGTGAAAAACCAAAGGATCAAAAATGATTATTAGATATGCCGGATCACTTAACGACAGGAGCAGGAGCTGTTATATATAGGGGTACTTATAGAATTCGAGGAAATCAAATGATGGCACACCCGAAAAAGAAATGGTCACAGCCTGAGCGAAGTAAAACCATGGTGGCAGAAGTTCCTGAGAATTTAATTCAAGGAGCGGTAGATGATTATCTTGCTCTGAAACGAATTAAATTCTATCGCATACCAGACGGCTTTTTCCGGTGGATAAAAATGAAGGCTCCAATCGGTGTACAAAAATGGTTTTTTGGTATGTTCGGGGGGCAACCAGACAATATCTGCATCATCCCTATAGGAAACGGCCTTGCGCTGGCTCTCCTGCTTGAGATTAAAACTCAGGACTCCAAAGGCCGGGCGGTAGGCCGCACACATGGAAAACAGAAGGTTGAGGCCGATCACTGGGTAATCTGCCGGTCGGTAGACGAGGCAATAAAAACGATCGATGCTTTTGAAAAGGAAGCGGAAAGAACGAGGGACTTATGGTGCGACTGATAGCTGAAATCGGCTCCACTCACGACGGAGAAAAGGCGGCGTGTATTGCGGCAATCGAGAATGCTGCGGAAACAGGGATCAAAGATGTCAAGTTCCAATTGTTAGAACCTGAACAAATAAAAGAAACCGGTAACATATCGATAAAGCCGTCATGGTTGCCGGACTTGATCAGGTGTGGGAATGGAAACGGTGTCAATGTTTTCGCATCAGTGTGGTCGGACACCGCCATGGCATTACTACACAACGCCGGGGCCAATACCGTCAAGATTGCCTATTCCATGAATCTGCAGCACTGGCTTATCAAAGAGGCGGTAAAAATGTTCCCCGAGGTGATCGTATCCGGGGATATCATGCATCGGGCAACGGTGAACTGCATAGAGCTATACTGTATCCCTCTTTATCCGGTGCCGTATGAGGTTTCTTTCGTCGATGGATTATTTCCGATGTTTGCGGGCTTTTCAGATCATACATTAGGGATCAGGCAATCAACCATTGCCGCATTGGCAGGAGCGAAGATCATAGAAAAGCACGTCTTTCAAAACGAAAATTCAAGAACACCAGACAGGAGATTCGCAATTTCGTGGAAAGAAATGGAAAAATTGCACAAGAAGCTTGATAAGGAACTCGTCTTATGAAAATCTTGATCATCGGGAACAAGGGAAGCACCGGACGGCGGTATCAAAAGATACTGGAAGGCCTGGGGATTGAGGTGGTCGGATACGATATCGAGGACGCAGGTAAATCGTTGCCTGAATGTGATAAGGTGATTATTGCCAGCCCGACGGCGACGCATGCATATTATTATTATCTGTATGAATCAACAAACCCACATATCCTTGTTGAAAAGCCAGCATCAAACATTATTAAAGACGTAGAAATGATGAACTGTAAAATGGTCTGCAACTGGGCCTTCGTGTTCCCGGACAGGATTCTTGAGCCGGGGAAACATCAGGTTTATTATGAATTTATAAACACCGGTAAAGAGGGCTTTTGGTTTGACACTTGCCAACTTCATATTATTTCCGACGGAAGAGGACATATTATTAATAGTGGAGAACTCTTCTTTTCAAGAATAGATGGGGTTGTTATAAAACAAAACGACATCGAAGCCTCTTACTACCGCATGCTCGACAACTGGCTATCCCGGCCTGATAAAATATGGAACGTGCAAGACCTCATCCCGGAACTGTCGTATATCATCAGAAAACAGGAGATTGAGAATGGACAAAAATAAGTTTGTCATCGGAATTCAGGCCCGGTCAGGCTCCACCCGGCTGCCGGGGAAGTGTCTGAATAAAATACTAGAGTGGCCTCTTTGGTTTTTGGCATACAGGGCAGCACGATCGACTGGTATATCAACTTATCTGCTCGTCCCAGAAAATGATACTGATATGCTGGAAAGCTTTAAAGGGTGCGGTATCGAAGAAAAATTCATAATTCAAGGCAGCGAAAAATTCCCGCTCGATCGGTTTCAAAAGCTCATTGAGCGAGTGCCGGAAGCGAAGTGGATCATCCGCCTCACCGCAGATTGCCCGTTCATTCCTTCCCGGATGATTCTCGACATGGCGTATCAATGTTATAATGATGAGCTTGTTTTTATGTACAATGAACTTGACGGCATGGACATTCAAGTAGCAAGTCTGTCGCTTTTCAATTGTCTAAAATATCTAGATGTCGAGCATGTTTTTAATATGAAAAAAATAAAAGACAATGACTTATACACCAAGTATGAAATGCATCTTTCCGTAGACACTCAAGAGCAGTACGACCACATCAAATTTCTAGCGGGGGATGAACATGAATGATCTAATTTTCGGCGGCGCGTCCACGTTCTCAAAAATGCATTGCAACTACCCGGAAAATTACCCTTCGGTGGTTCGTGGTTCTGAGGATAATGATGTGGTTGGTATTTCCGGTAATCACTATTTCGATACCGTCTCCGCTCTCGGTGCCCGGCTTATCGATAATTACGGCAATGGTGGCATACTGTCCCTCCCGCACGTCGATGAGGATATTCTCGCCAGAATGCTTCAGAAATACCTTCCCTTCATTGAAATGGTCCGGTACGGGTGTAACGGGGCAGACGCCACGGAGGGGGCGCTACGGTACGCCAGAGCGTTTACCGGGCATCCCCTGGTCTACAGTGTAGGGTATCACTCCTGCCAGTCGGCTTTTACCTTCAACACGCAGCCTGCGCTCGGGTGCATCAACGGGCTGATTCAACCGTTTAACTCCTTTGAATCGCTCATAAAATCTCTCACACTGCTTGATGAGGACCATACCGTCGCCGCGGTTATCATAGAGCCGGTAATGCTCGACCTCGATGTCAAAGACCAGCTCAAGGAGATCCGGCGCCTCACAACAGAAAACGGGATTGTCCTCATTTTCGATGAGATAATCACCGGATTCCGGGTGCCGAAGCGGTCGATTTCAGCGTGGTTCGATATCACCCCCGATTTAATCCTGCTCGGGAAGGCTATGGGAGGGGGATACCCGCTTTCAATCATCGGCGGCCCGGCGGCTATCATGAACGTTCCCGTATTTCATTCCTATACTTTCGCTGCCCTCCCCGAGGCGCTGCGTAATGCCCTTCATATCTGCGGATTACCGGGGGCTGCGTTTGACCTGTTCTGGTGCCTGGCGGGGGAATTCATGGAAACTTTTAATTCAAGGTCTAATACAATAAAGCTCGACGGATACGCCACTCGTGGGGTATGGACTGGCCCGGATGAGCTGAAGTACATTTTCTGGCAGGAAATGTTGAGGCGGGGAATCCTTGTCGGGGTTGCCTTTTTTCCGAAAATAGGATGGAGCAAGGAAGATTACGATCTGCTCCTAAAAATATCTCTGGAAACACTTGACGACATTGAGAAGAACAACGTAAAACTCTGCGGCAGAACGCCGGAACCGATCTTCAAAAGGAATTCCAGATGAGACCGAAAATAAGACTGCGCGCAGTTGAGCCGTCGGGCTATCGTGATTGTCTAATGTTGTACTCCTGCCTGAAGGAAAGGCCGAAAAAGGCGAACATATCACACGATGGTAAATTGCCGAAATGGAACGACCATGTCAGATTTATAGCCAGCAATCCTTACCGGAAATGGTATACAATTGAGATAGAATCAAAAGACTGTTGGTATTTATGCGGAAACATCTACCTCACACATAAAGATGAAATAGGAATATTTGTATTAAAAATGTTCCAGCGGCAGGGAATAGCCGAAGAGGCAATCAAGCGTCTGATAAAATTAAATCCATCTTTCAGAGACAACTACCTCGCCAACATCGCCCCACGCAATTACCCGTCGAAACGGCTGTTCAAAAAACTGGGATTCGTTCACGTTCAGGATACCTATAGGAGGGGGAAATGAACTACCTCATTACCGGCGGAACCGGTTCGATCGGCAAGGAGCTTGTCGCGCAACTGCTGTCAAACGGTGAAAGCGGAAAAATAGTAATCTACTCCCGCGACGAGGCAAAGCAGGCGGCAATGGCTGAGGAATTCCCGGAAGGCGGGAGGGCTGGCCTGAGGTACATCATCGGTGATATCTGTGATTACGACCGGCTTGTGTACGCCATGAAGAACGCCTGCGTAGTCATCCATGCAGCGGCGATGAAGAGGATTGACACATGCGAGTACAACCCCGTTGAAAGTGTCCGGGTAAACGTCCTTGGATCTCTGAACGTCGCCCGGGCATGCATACAGAACGGTGTTGAGCTTGCCATGTTCCTTTCAACTGACAAGGCGTGTAATCCATGTTCGGCGTACGGCGCTCAAAAAGCTGCTGTCGAACGCATGTGGATAGGCATGAATAACATGACTTCAAAGACTCTTTTCAACTGCGTTCGTTACGGAAACGTGTACGGCTCCCGTGGTTCGGTAATCCAGAAATGGCATGAGGCTGCGGAGGCCGGGGAAGCGATTAAGGTTACATCCTCTGAAATGTCCCGTTTCTTCTGGAATATCGACGAGGCCGCGGCGTTCATACGCAAGAGGGTTCTCGACGGGGTAGAGCAGTTTGACCGCGGCCTCACCTATGTTCCGAAAATGCGGTCTTTTAAAATGATCGAACTCGCCCTGTCGACCAGCCACAACATCGAAATCATCGGCCTGCGCTGCCCGGAGAAGGTCGACGAGGATTTAATCAGCAGCGTTGAAGGTGCGTACACAAATGAAATGCCCGACCACTACATTATTTACCCGTTGCAGCATGACTGGGCGGCGGAAATTATCGGCAGGGGGAAAGGTGTTCCGGCAGGGTTTAAACTTTCTTCAGGATGAGGAACGGCATGAAAAAGATACTGTACAAGAATCTCGTGTGGGAATTATGTGGAGACTGTTTTAGGTGGGTAGTATATCATGATGACGATGCGGGCTTTTGCGTAAATACTTGTTTCGATTGTCCGTACTATTCAAAAAAAAATATGGTTTTTTTGTTTTCTATAAAATTGGCCTGCTTTTGTTCAAAAAAGAATTGGCCGATAAATAAATTTCCATCAAAAATACCGCAATGGTGTCCGCTTGAACTAGAGGCTACTAAAGAAGAAGTAAAAAAATATCGTGAGGCCAAAGATAAAAAATTTGAGGCATACTTTAATCGCACAGACTGTCGATAGGATTTAAACTTTCTTCGGGAGGATAAGTGACGCCCGGGGCTCCTGGTTGCCCGTCCGCCACGTTAGGAGGAGAAAAACACCCCGGCGGCAACCGGGATTTTATCAAATCTTATACGTAAATACTACCGGCCTGTTATATCCCTTGCTTGTTGCAGAGGCTCCCGGCCAATACTGATGAGCTACCGACTGAAGGACCATACACGACAGAGCCGACTGTTGCCAATTCTGATCACCAAAAATCCCAATGATGGCGCTGTTGAACATCACATCGTTTGCAACCGCACCGAAAGGAAGATCGGCTGTGGTGGTTGCTGCCGGGGTAATATCTGCCGGGAAACCCTTCATCACATAAGTGATAAACATCTCAACCGAGTCAAATCCAGAATCGCTTTCTCCTTGGTGCGCAGGAATGAACACGTTTACAATCCCACCCATTTTTATATAATCAGCGGTAAATGTTCGGTTGTTTCCAGCTCCGTCAGTTATTCCGCTTACCTCAATAGTAAAGCTACCCGTTGAATACCCTAGTGCGCTTATTGCGGCGCTCGTCGGGGTGACGCCTGCTATTGTTGCCGATGTGAAAATTCCATCGTCAGCGGTAATCGTCGCGGCTGTAATACATGAGGTAGCTTGAACCGATCCGGCTGAGAACGTGTTCGTAATCGCTCCCCTTGCTGCGTAGATATCCGATACGGCTGTAACATTTGCGGCGTTAATGTTTGAAGCGGCTGTCACGTTCGCAGCGTTTATATTAGAAGTAGCTGTAATATTCGCCGGTGCGATCGCTACCCCTGCCACGGAAGAGACAACTGCTGAGGCGAAAGGAACGGTATTCACCTTGAACGTCCCGCAGCCAAGGTCTGCCGTGCTGTTGCTCTTTATCCCGGCCAGGATGTCGGTAAAATTCTGGTTCACCTGATAGGCGTACGCCGTGGTCATACTAACAAACGTGTAGGCTACTGCTGGGTCTGCCATAATTATTTCCTTTCGCTTCTTCTTTTCATGATTTCCGCTACCCCTAGTCCGCCGCCAGCTGCCGCTCCGGCTCCGGTCATTATTCCAATGTTGTGAAATTGCTGCGCAAGAGATCCCGTAGTCTTTTGCGAAACCATTTTTTCCGCTTCCGTTCTGGAAAGAAAATTACCTGAAGCGTCAACGAATCCGACGTTTTCTGTCGGCTTGTTCGTGTTATCAAGAAAATGCTCCCACTTCAGGCGTTCCTGAATGTCCGGGGCCTCCCCTTTAAGTATCGCATCCTTGTGCCCTCTCCATCCACCGGGATAAATTTTACCGGTTTGAGGGTCACGAATCGCCGGGGTTCCCACTATTTTTTCAGCCATTCCTCCGATGCTCCCTTTCTGGCTTAGCGGTGTTTTACTTATTGGTACAACGTGGGTACTTCCGTCTTTTGAATTATACCATAGAAAACCATCCTGCAGGCTGGTTCCGAAAGAGCGGCGGGTGCTTACCATGTCAATGTTTTGAATTCCTCCGTGACGCTCTGCCGCATCTACAATGGCCTGGATTGTTTCTGCCGATGGCGATGGCGCTTGTCCGCCGACTGCTCCTTTTTGAGATTTTAACAGTTTTTTAATTCCAAGGTCTGGCACTCCTATTTTTTTACCACCGACCTTTTCAGCGGATTGAAGGGCTTTGCCGGTTTTCATAAGGGCGGCAGGGCCTCTTCCTGCACCTCCTGCCTGTTTTGCCGCCATTCCTCCAATTATCCAAGGTAAAGCTTCAGGCTTTTGCAGATAAACGCCAGTACCTCCAAGGCCAGCAAGCATATTGCTCATATTAAAAACCTTGTTCCAGTTCGTTGTCCTAGATGCTGCGTCCTCTGCAACTGCGGCGATATCGAACATATCTTTCCCACGACGGTTTAACGCCGCCGCGTCCGGAGAGAACTCTTCTATTTTGTCAACAGCAGAAAGATACAGCCGCTTTTTGATCGCCCTTTTAACATTATCCGCGTCAACTTCCGATGGCCCCTCCACAAACAGCCTTCCCCTTCTATTGAGGCCACGCTTAAAGGCAACAAGTTCCGGGATACCCTTATCTGCCGTACCCATAAGCCCCTCGGAGTGTGCGTCCACAATAATGTCATCGAAGGCTGCTCTCACCGTTTTTGAGTCTCCAATATCGGCAAACTTTTTCGGGTCTGCAAGCGCCTCGGTGATAATATCATCAACAAATTGACCACGTGGAGCTGTAGGAGAATTTGCTATCGACATTAAGATGTCGTCGGCTTGATCTGTATAACTGCTTCCATCTTTAAGCGCCTTTCTTGCCATAGTTCCAAAGTTGCCTTTTACAGATTCAAGGTCGTAGTTCGAAATGTTTTTGAGTATACTCTTCTTTTTTATATCGATGGTCGGACCATACCCTCTCTTGGCAAGACTGGCCTTTATCTTCATCTGCCCACCAAGTGCTTCAACCCCTGCGCTTTCCAACCCGCGTCCTGTCGCCCCCGCAGCCTTCAGCATCGGCTTTCCTGTCGCCTTCGCCACCGCCCCACTCGCGGGGATCATGCCCAGAACGTCGAGAACTATTCCTGATATGTTTTTAACCGGTTCAGGTAGCTTTTCAACTGCCTGCGCTCCGGCAGCGACACCCTTTGTAAGCAGCGGATCAAGGGGGGTACGTGGAAGTTTTTCCATTAACCACCCGAGTCCCTTTGCCGCAGCACGAAATGGTAAAGAGCGGGTCATCTGAGAATCCATCGTTCCGGCAAGCTGGCGTGTAGGGGCGAGAAGCTTGTTTATTGCAGAAGGGTCTTTTTGCTGGCTTTCAAGCGATTCTCGCGCCAGCCTGTCGGCATCCTCTTGAACCATTTCAAGGTAAGAAGGTTTTTCAAAGCTCCTAGTGGCTCCGCCGCGCTTTGTTAACCCACCACGCGCCTCCTCTTCTTCCAGTTCAAGAAGTTCGAGTTCTTCTGCTTCAGTAAGTGGCATATTATCTCCCGAGTGTTCCTGCTGCCTTTTTTGCTCTCAGCTTTTCGAGGCGTAGCCGTTTTTCTTCCGTTAGACCGCTTCTGCCGCTTTCTAAATCTTCAAGCCCTCCAATGTCAAAGTTGGTGGCTTTAAGACCTTTTACTACCCCTTTCATTCTCATTTCTATGGTTTCGATATTACTATCAAGCGTCGCAAAATATGCTTTGGGGTTGGTGTTGAAATTAACCGTTTCACGCATGATTCGTTTTGCTTCCGGCTCAGACATCTGCGCCCCTGTTGTGCTTTTAATCAATCGATCAACATAATTTTGAACCTCTGCCCTGAAGACTTTTTCATCAACACCCATAGTGCCTAACCACTCAGACATATCTCCAGCTCTTCCCTTGACCGGGCCAACAAATTTAGGATCAAATTTTTCTGAAACTCTTTTAAGGTTTTGAATATTGTTATAATCTTCGGTAAGAGACTCTCTTGTTTTGTCAGGTACTCTTTTTGTTCCTGCTGCCTCTCCGGTTACACGCGCTTTAGCAGTCGCTTTCGCTGTTTCTACTTTTATTGGCAAAGTGCCTTCTCCGACTGCAACTGCTTTTTTTACACTCTGATTTATTGCCGCAGGAGAAGAACTATATCCCACAGACGGGGCCCATTTATACAAATAAGATTCTATAGCAGCCTGTTTTTCCGGGCCTTCAGGAATTGCACTTATTTCATCCCAATCTTTAGATCGCTCTCTCCATCCAGTGAACCCGCTCCGATTTCCTGCCTTGGTTTCCATGATATACGGAATACCTTTTTCGGCTCCTACCCCCTTGAGGGTAATTTTCTCAATTTCGGACAGTCCCGGCAGACCTTCTATTACAGAACGCCACTCATCCTGTGAACCCTTTTCCCTGCCATACTTCTCCTCTTCCCGTTCTGCCCCCTTGAGCGTAGCGCCCGCAAGCTTACGCTGCAGCGCGTCCTGTTCGGCCTGCCGCTGAAACTGCCTGGAACGGTCCTCCTGACCCTGGTAGATATTCTCCACGTTCATGGCCGTGGTACCGGGAGACTTCCCCTGCGTGGCGATCGCCTCCGCCACACCAGCCAGGGGAATTACGAATCGGCGGAAGGCGTCGAATCGTCGTTTCTGTTCGTTGTCCATTTCATTCATAGAAAAAGCCTTTTTTAATCGTCCGATAATCCCGATAATCCCGATAATCCCGATAAACCCGATAATCCCGATAATCCCGATAATCCCGATAATCCCGATAAATTGTTACACATAATGAGTATCGTTTCCATATCGTTTACCGGCTGTACCGTCTCATCGCATCCTCATACGCCTTGTTGATATCTTCGTAACCAGTTGACGTTCCCATAGGGTACCTGCGGGGAGCCTGATACATCGCCGCGCCCTGCGCACCCGCCTGCCCAATCCCGGAAAGAACATCGCTCCAGGTCGTATCCGGCGCTTTCGGTGTCCTGATAGGGGCAACGTACGGGGTGGCCTCGACATCGAGAACGCGAGACATGGCATTTTTCAATCCTTCGGCGTCGGCCTGATCTTCCTGTTTCTCCCGCGTTTTCTCGACATCTTTTTGGTACTTGTTCTTTTTGTACGACGATATCCCTTGCCCGGCTAAAGAGGCGAGCAGTGACAGAGCCATTAAAATATCTATTCCCATACTATCCTCCGAACCCGAAAGTGTCGTAGATTTTAAGCAATTGGCCTTTAAATTCAGGGTCTTGTGCAGCCGTAACAATCAGCAAATCCCTCTTTTTCTGATTGTCGGCGACAAGGCGATCCTGTTCTTCTTTGGATCTCCCGGATCTTCCCATATTGTACGAGTCGATTTCCCACTGCGTCCAGTTTGCCATATCCGGCTGCTCACCCCCGGCTAGTCCCTGATTGTAGCGGGCGTCCGCTCTGGTTTTTATGTTCGTATTATTTTGGGCTATGACATCCTGAAGTTGCATTGTCCCCTGAGTGAGCACGTCCTGAAAAGCGGTAAGGTTGAGCTGGAAATTTTCGTTGAACCAATTTTCTCCGGCCTGCCAGTTGCGACCAAGTACCCCCTGCCGCTCCTGCCATGCACGATCACGCTCATTATCGGTATACCCGACGGCTGTCGACCAATAATTGAAATCGAGTTGAGATTGTGCCGTCGCCGCGGCGTTGTCGAGCTGCTGCTGTCGCTGGTTCATGTCTTCGACGGAAAGACCGTATTTCCGTATATTCTCAAGCTTCTGTTCGGCGAATTGGTCCTCTGCAAGTCCCATGCTGCGGGCCTGCATTTTTTCCTCATTAGTTAGTCGGCGTTCCTCAAGTCGGCGCATCTCCGCATTCTGTCCGGCCTGCCATTCCTGATCGCCTACTCTCATTTTGGTTTGCCAATCCTGTGCCCCGGTACGTTCGGCGGTTTGCCAGGTACGGCCTGCTTCTCCTTCGCTCGTCTGCCATTCCTGAGAACCGACCCGCTCCCCGGTCGCCCAGCCTCTTTGACGTTCGTTTTCCGCCCGTTGTTCAGCGGCGCCAGCTTGAGCAATATCTACATCACGCAGCCTACTACGTTCACCCTCCCGCGCTCCGATGTCTGCCTTCGTCTGCTGCGCTTCGGCAAAACCGGTCCCACCGGTGAACCCTCTCCCGGCAAGGCGGCGCTGCAGTGCTTCCTGTTCCGTCTTCCTCCGCTTCTGTTCCTCGTCCCGGACCTTCTGCTTCTGCAGATCGTAGGGGTCTGCCTGCGCCTGCGCCTGCGGGGGAGTAATTGTCGTGAGTGCCATTTATCGCCCCTTCCTTGTCATGAACCGGCGTAGAGCTTCCTGTAAATAATTATTGGGAGAGACATCCCTCTGGACCCCGGCCCCGGCGGCATTGCGCCCTTCAATATTCTGCTCAAAGGGAATGTTGCTTGATTCCGGCTTTGTCGGCATCGTCAGGTTGTAATCATACTCGGGAACCTTTTCCAAGTTCCGATTCATGGAACGTAGTATTCTGTTCCGTTCATCAGACACGTTCGGGCCTGTTTGAATCCCTCCGTAACTCTGGAATGGTCCCACATCGTAAACAGGGGGGGGGGAAACCGGTGTTTCATATCCGAAAGCATACCGTACCGGCTCCGTTTTTTTAGACTCTTCTATACTTATAGCTGTTCCGGGTGCGGGTACTTCTTTAGTTCTATAATTTCGCGGCATTATCTCACCCCTCTCAAGGAATAGTGCAGAGAAAGATCGTATAGTTTAAAATGTTGATCCGCCGTATTGGTGGAAAATTTTAATTGAATTGATTTACTGACCTGATTTATCGGAATTTTGAAAAGCTTTCTCTTCAGGGTTGAACCCCAGAGGGAAATACCCCAGATAAGATTACCCCAAAGCGTAGCGTCATTGTCCACGCTCATAGCGTAGCTTCCGATAGCTTCCTCCTGGTAATCGGTATTCCATGATACGGTGACATCCCAGTCCCCGGAAGTGTCGAGCGTTGCCAGGGCATACCGCCATACCTTCGTGTTGTCGTGGTGTTCCTCAAGGCCGTGAATATGCATGGTTTTAAAATACGAGTCAATGGCGGATCCATCGTCGTTTTTCTCATAATCCAGTTGGTAAATGTGCCCGTCGTATCCGGCACCGTATAAAATTCCGGCATGTACGCAGATATCTTTCATCGACATCCCGGAGAACCTCGACCATGCACCAGCCCCGATCCCAACCTGATCTTTACCTCGCACGAAATCATACTGGTAAATTCTGTTGTTCGTAGTGCCGGAAGAGCAAGGCAAGGAAATCCAGATTTTATTTTTATACATTACCGCGACACTGTTTTTCAGATATGCCGATACGAAGTCCTGAACATCAGGCTCTACTTTCCAGGAAAGCGCCGTTGAGTCCATGACCCCCATTTGCGCCTGTGAGATATCGAAGATCCCGTTTTTATTCAGCAGCATGAGAAACGTTGAAAACCGGCAGATTGCCCGCGGGCTGATCGAACCGAAGGCCAGATCGAGTTCATTGAGCGACCAGTTATCGGGGTCGGTATCCGGCATGTATAGTACGAATACCTTGCCGCATCCGTACCCGTCTTCTTTTGCGATTATCAGCCCGTTGTTGTAAATCGCCAGCGCACGGATCGTGAACCCGTCTCCATCCCCCACCCGGATATAATCGGACGGGTCCCACGCTTCAGGGGCATTGATTTCAGAATAGTACAGATTTGTCGATTCCGTCTCCGCTCCGAACATGTACCCGTCATGGTAGAGAAAAACGTCGATTGCAGGCGGCACCCGTGAGACGATCGCCGTGTCCCTGGCTTCAGTGAGCGTTGCGTGGTTATCCATTACATTTACCCCCGCGGTAACGGTGTCGAGCAGGTAGTCGTCACGGTATACCGAAACGTAATTGACCCCATGAGAGGCCGGAATAGCATCGAAAGAAATGTTCACCGGTGAGCAGGTGTTCGTGATGGTGAACGTTTTTATCGCCGACGCCTCTGATTCAACATTTGTTGAATTTATAAGGGCCATGCGATATGCATAGTCTACCACGCCCGCAGACCCGGCAAGTGTACTATTCCCCGATGCTATCGATGTCACCACGGCAGTTGAAGGCGTGGCCACGCCCCATAGTGTAAAATCGGTGCCGTTGTATTTGTACTTTGCGGTTTTATTGCTGAAAAACGCGTAATTCCGGCAGTTCTCCGCATGCACCCGCACCCCGGCGGAAAACATGTCAGTAGACCCGGAAACTGAAGCAAGGGCGGTCCCTGATAGCTCGTATACCGTCGAATAAACCGCAACGAGTTCCGCCCCTGAATTCGAACGGTAAGAGTGAAGCAAATCGAAATTACCGGCTGCGGTGTTTGAATTTACCGAGATGTACCCGTTTCGTGTCGATACCGCTCCGAAATCGTCAAACTCGACGTTGAAAAGGTCAGGAGATTCATTAAGCTCACCCTGCAGAGGGGAAATCTTGGTATTCAGTCCGGCGTCAAAGCGGTTTATTTTAATTACATGTTTCATTCACAAGTCTCGATCGGGTCGGCTTCATTCACAACCGCACCCATGTTGTAATACTTCCTGCGGCTCCAATCCATAAGAACGGTTTTAAGGCCGCTCTCCCATGCTTCCTTGAACGCCAGCGCCTCGTGGGTCATCTGCTGATCTTTTATGAACATGCGCCATAGCGCATAATCAGCGGTAAGTTGTCCGTACTCCTCGGGGATTGAAAACGCCGAAGATGCAGAGGTAAGGGTGGCTGGATACCCGTAATAATACGATTTAAGCGTTTTATCGCTGTCGGGGATCGGGGAGAGGTAAACACTGTTCCCGAACTGGTAATACCGTACCGGGTATCCCTGAGAAGTTATCCCCCCGTATGCTTCACCCTCGTATTCGTCGATTTTATTGATATCGATTTTGTTGAGTTTTACCTCGTCCCAAGTCATACGGACAACGGTGCCCACCGGGGCGGTATATCCTCTGGTTCCGGTGACGGTAGTTACGGTATACGTCGATTGAATAAGACCTATTTTCTGGGCGATTATCCCCTCTCCGACGCTCATCAGCTGGTAGGTTTCATCTTCTCCCCAGAAAGTAGTATCCGATTCATCACATTGCCTGCGAACAAGAGTATATACCTCACTCGGTGTCATTTGTCATTCCTTTTTTGGTACCCCGTCGATCATCTCGCGGGTTACGGTTTTACCGACAAGTGTCTTCAGGTGCTTGTCAAGATCTTCCTGATTGTCGAATTCTTCCCCGTCCAGCATACAAGTGAATTTCTGCACCTCTTTCACAGGTCCGCCCTTCGGAACCATCTTCAACATTTTCGGGACCGGCATCCCGTCCTTACCTGCCGGACTCATGCGCCCGAGAAACGCAATCGCATCCCGCCGCTGCATTTCAATCCTGCCACCCGGTTTGATCTTGACCGGCTGTTCCCTGAACGTATCCTCATACGTTTCCTTGCCTTCATTCACTACGTAAACATGCTGTGCCATACTTTCCTCCTCCAAGGAAAAAGTTTTTATTAGCTTCCGATTGTCGGCGTGCCAATGCCGGTCGGCTGATTTCAATAATACACATGCACTACCGCCTCATATCCTGCCGCAGTAGCCAGAGTGTTAGAACGCACCTTGATAAACTGCGGGAGATACTTTGCATTAGGTCCCAGAGAAACTGTAAAGCCTCCAGTCCCCGCCGGTGTCGCGAGAAGATTGTAGCCGGACGCGGCAGAATAGCAATGAATATCTCTGAATGTTCCCGTTTCAGTTTCCGCACCGATAAGAGAGACCACGGCCGTGGCCGCCGCGAGCTGTACGGTAAAAGTCGGAAGTTCAAGGGAGATACTTTCAAACCCTTTAACGTTTATCGCCGTACTTATTGACAATCCGCTCGCAATTGTCGCTGGAATCGTTTTAAAAACATTTGACATATTTCCTCACTTTCTTGATTTTAGTATTTTCATCGCTTCGTCATAGTTCGGGTTGTTTTTATTCATGATTGCGATAAGCAATTTAATGTCTTCCGTGTCTTTCTTTATTTTAGGGATGACCGCAAGGCGGGGGTCTTTGTCGATTTGTTTGTTCGCCACCACCTCTATTTTTTTATTCAGGCAATCATTCGCCTTTCCTGAAAGCCCGACAACGGCGGTACATATTACCGCAATCCCCGCCATGGTACTAATCGTTATTATTCTCTTTTTCGCTTTCATCTTTTTCGCTTTCATCTTTTTCCTGTCCGTTAATTACAGCCTGGACGTTGGTGTTATAGATAAAATCTATTTTCTGGCGTTTCAGATCAGAAACAACACACTCCGCTTCCGCAATTTTCTTATCGAATTCAATTACTTTTATTGTAAACGCCGCCGTGCCGGATACTTTTATTCGTTTTTCGTTTTCCATTTTTCTTCTCCTCTTAAATGAATGAATTCGTTATCATCTATACGGTTGACTTTTTTCCCGCGTAACAGCTTTCGAGGCCAGCCATAGACATCTTTCGAAATTCCCCGCAGCACACGCTCCTTCTCAAGTTCCTCAAAAAAGTTTTTTGAAGGGGAGTATATCAGGCAATGGTCCGGCTGGTCTTTATAGAATGCACAACATGGCATGTCATTTTTAACAAGAGTCAATTCTTTTTTAATAAGAATATCCCAATCGATGAAAAGGGTATCATCGGTTTCTTCCAGCATTTTCATTCTTAAAATATCGCTGTCATGAACCGGATTTTCAACCAAATCAAACTTGAATACCTCAACCTGCGGATAGTAGATTTTTACACTCTCCATGCAGAGTTGAACTTTATCAGGTACATTATTGTAAACTACTTGAAAAACTTTCATTTAAGCACCCATCATTCAATTAGTCGGCCAAGTCAAAGTTGTTGCCATTATAGTCAATGTCCCGCTACCGAAATCTGCTCCCGATGCATCCAGCCACACATTAAAAACACTTGAAGAGCTATACACAATACAGGCAACTATCGGAGTGTCGCCATTCATAATTACCCAAATCGGCCACATCGGAGTTACAATTCTTGGATTCGTCATCACACCAGTTGCAAACGATATCGTCGTTTGCTGTCCCGATGTGACTGTCCCGGAAATCTCTGGAATCGTTATCGAAAAATACTGTGCTCCGGCGTTGAAATATGAGGTTGCAGTCGCCCTTGTTGTCGCTCCGTCTTTAAGCGTCATAGTTCCAGATGAAAGTGTGGTTACCGGTGACGCTCCTATATCAGACAGAACTTCAGCTCCAGTCCGGTAGTCGATATTCCCGGCTGCGTCCCACACGAGAAAGCTGTCAGTATCTACCCCGGCATCAACGCAGGTCTGTATCCTGACCGTACCATCGTAAAGTATCCGAAATCGCTCGATAAGACCAGTGCCGGAACGATCATACGTGGCTATGACCAATTCCCCCTTATTGCTGTTATCCTCAGCACTTATGTCCTCCGCACTGATAGTTGCCAGTACGCTCATCGTTCCGTATAAGTCCTCGGCGACGAATTCCATACCTACGCCAATTCCGTTCGCCGCGCTGCCGGTAGTCTCGTGGGATAAGCGAATAACGTGTGTTATGGCATTGTTAACCGCATTCTCCTCATTGGCGTGGAGCCGTCTGACCGGAACAGTTTCACCAATACCTACATTGCCCTCATAAGTTATTCTCATTTTTTCCGACCATGTACTTCCATCACCGGTGCTGATAGTTCCCAAAGATACGTGTGCGTCACTGGGGCAAAAAGCTCTTAATTCATCTGCTTGAACACCAAAACCGTATTTATAATTGACGAGAGCGTTGTTATCATAAAGCAATAATTTGATTGCTGTAACATCATTTCCAAGGCTTAATTTAGCATTAGGTGTGGTAGTGCCAAATCCAATATTATTACTCAATTCATATAGCTTTGAGTTACCAAGTGTTGTTGCCGATGCAGCTTTTGGAATGTAGTTGGTTGTTAACGACAATGCGGATGCAGCCCCTATATCTGACAATACCTCCGCTCCTGTTCTATAGTCAATATTTTTATTGGAATCCCAAACCAGAAATTTGTCGGTATCCGTACCGGCGTCGGCACAAGTTTGAATGCTTATCGTGCCGTCATAATCAACAGCCATTCGTTCGACGAGTCCGGTACCTGCTTCGTCATAGGTTTTGAAATAAAGCTTTCCCTCCGCCGCGCCGGTCGCACGGCTGTTTATTGCCTCGATAACAGCGAGAACCACGTTCGTCGCATACATGTCCTCGGCGACAAACTCCATTCCTACGCCGATCCCGTTCCCGGCGGTAATGGAAACTTCGTGTGATATCCGTAACGGGTAAATCACCGACTGATCATTGGTGTCCTCGACATTCGAGTGTAATCGTTGAGCGGGAGAACTGGTTCCTGCCCCGACATCGCCGTTTTTAAAATAAAAATCCCCGGAACCGACAAGCCGGGAATCAAAAACAAGATCGCTGCCGTCGTAATAGATTTTCGCGTCCTGACCAGCCCCTAGTTCAAGACCGAGGGAATCTGACACTATCTGTATTTTTCCCTGAAAATAATTTACATTGGTCGACCCGGCTTGAACTATACCGAATCTTTTAGCAGCGGCTATTGTAAACGAGGTATTCGGATCGCCCAAATACATTTGATAAGAATAGCCGCCAACTGCCACTTTTGAACCTGATAGGGCCGTCGCCGCCCATGCCAAAGCTACGTTTCCGGTTATTGTTTTAGTCGTTGAATTCGGCTTCAATTCTCCATAGTTAAGATATACGCTCCCCGTTATCGTCCCGGAACCCTGTATTAAAAGCCTGCTCCAGCTTGTGTACAGGTTTGCTATGTTTACTGTTCCATCAGCCGTCAGCGTTTGAATAAAGCCGTATCCGTTATAAGAGCCGCCGACGGTCGGCGTCCATGCAGTATTGTAATATGCTCCGTAAACATTTTCGTTATTCGTCTTATTTAAATTACAGAATAATCCTGCTCCTGCGATCGGATGGTCACCTATTCCTATCCCATTGGTTACATACAGATCGGAATCAATAGTAACCTCCGACCCGTCATCTGATATCGATGAATCAGCGAGCGTCGTCGCCGTAGCAGCCTTTGGAAGGTAATCAGGAGTCAGGGAAAAGGCGGGAGCCCCCCCGATGTCGGCCAGTAGTTCCGTCCCGGTTCTGAAATCGATGTTATTTTCGGCATCCCACACAAGAAACTTATCAGTGTCTGTTCCGGCATTGATGCAGGTCTCAACGGTAATCGCTCCCGTTACCCGGCAGTTGGCATCGATTAAAATGTTTACGCCTGAATATGATATGGCGCTGTCGGCAAGTATTGTTCCGTTATAATACGGCAAATACCCACTTGTCAACCCATCACCGAAACCTTTCCGTAGATACCGGTTGTCGTTATACTTCAGATCCGTTCGACGTTGTACATCAGGCTGCAGCATTTACACCCCGAAAATAGTAACCTCATACACCGCCGCAGAGGCTGCCGTGCATGCGATAATGGCTCCGGCAGTATGGCTGATTTTCGCCTGAACCGCGGAATTGTCGATGGCTGTAAAGATATTGTGAAATCCGGTATTTGCCGCATCTCCTGCTGACCCGTCGTCCATAGTAAGCGTTCCGACCACCGCACGCCATGAACCGCATACGGTTTGATGATTAACGGTAAAAGTATTCGCCATAATGTTTTCCTTTCAGAAAAGTAGATTCAGTTGTCCGCCCGCCGATTTTTCCAGCATTGACGGCAACAAGCTGCTCATATTAAACATGTGTAAAACTGTTTTTAGATCGATCTGAATGATCTGACGCAGATTACCCTCCGGGTATGCCCCCATGATCCCGCCTTCCGTGGCGTTGATCCATAATTGAGCGTTGTTTCCGGTCCCTCCGCATACCATGTAATCAAACCAGTTTTTGAACCCGAAATACGACTGCCATGTCCATACGCGGTTACCCCATATATCAGTCCACGGCATTACTCCGCTGAAGCTTTTATTATACCAGCAATCCCACGGGTGGAACTTCTGATCATATGAAAAGCAGAGATCCATTCCCATGAAAATAGGTATCGAACACCCGAGAACTGCTCTTGAGAAGTAAAGGGCGGCCCCCATGACGTTCCCGCCGACGTTGAACCCGGGGACTTTCGAGATATCGACCAGCTTCATCATTTCTTGTGCCAGTTCAATAGAAGCGCACGGCGTGGTAAACCATAAGATCTTACCGCGCCATTTTCTGATGAAATCCGGGTGCGTCCCATGATAAGCTACCAGAGTCCGGCCTTCGGTATGTTTCCAGTACCATTCAGGGTTCTGCGCGCCGCCTTCATGCATCTCCTTGATGCACACGTCTCCGGCGTCGAGGACCATGTAATAATCGTCACTCGTCATCAGCCCCCGGTCTTCGCAGAACGGGAAATTATGAACATTGGTGACAATTTTTATATTCCGGCGTCCGAAGCAGTTTTTTCCGTCACCGATCAGGTCTTTCCAATTTCTTTCGAGTGACGGCCCGGCACCCATGAGGATTACCGGCTGAAGCGCGCATTTTCCATGTTCCTGCATGGCGCTGTTGGCCGTGAAGTCGTAGTCAGTCGAATTCAGCTTTGTCTGCTCGATCCACTGCTTATCCCACGATTTAATAGTGACTTCATCGTTTCTTGTCGCGTTTTTCCACGCCACCTCTTTGCCGAGAGGTATTCCATCGATGTATGGACTCAGTCTAAGGTTCATTTCAATTAACATTTTTTCTCCTCAGTTGATAAAGCAGCGGGATTGCTCCCGCCGCCTTATTATTTGGGTTTCCCCTTTTTCTTTTTTCCACAACCCATAGCAACCTCCTTATGCGCAGTTGATTCGAACAGTAAATGTTCCATAAGACGAAGCTGCCGTCACTGTCAGAGCCACGCCAAGCGGTTGATACAAATCCCCGGTCGTCGCGGAACCGGATCTGAAACGTCCATCAGCGGCAAGTGTAACATATTGCCCGGCGGTAGTTCCCGAACTTGTTTCACATCCAGGAATCACACCATTGACTACAACCCAGCCGTAGTTGCGGGGCTCGATATCAGTATGGTACACTACTCCCCCAAGGTCGTAGTCCCCCGCGGTCGAGCTGACCGTAAGGGAAAAACCTGAACTGGCCGAGGCATTCGCACCTATGTACACCATCGCCTTCCCGACGGCTGCCGTCGAGGACGATTTGTTGTAGATGTACCGGTATTTATTCCCGTCTTTCCATCGCTCCGAGCCAAGCTGCACGGAGTTGGTTGCCGTGATGGCGCTTACCGATTCCTCAAAAAGCTGTTGAAGTCCATCGTTTGCCATAGTAATCACCTCCTTCTTTTAGGTTAGCGCGGTCATCATTCCGTGCATGCGGTTGTTGGAACTGGTCATTGCGCCGGTCCAGTAGATCTGGGCGACTTTGACGTTCTGGTTTGTCGGCTGCCTGAACCCGGAGAACCGGAAATTTTCATCCTTATGCGCAATAAGCTGCACATAGTTCTCGTTGATCATGTGAAGATAGCCGCTGGCCACGTGTGAATCGACGATCACCGGAACACCGTTGATAATCAGGTTCACGAACCCTGCTTTCAGGGTTTCCTCGTCGGCAAACCGCTGCTGGGGCTGCAGAGCCGCCCAGAGGTCGTCGAACTGGTCCTGTAGGCAGAAGATCACCGTCGGACGGTCGTTGTCGACCGTGCAGTCCCCGAGGAGTGCCTGAACCGCAACCGGAGTCAGGGCAGTGGTCGTTGAATCGACGTTTGCCTGCCACCATGAATATGTGCCCTTTGCGATTGTCCCATGCGTTCCGGTTGCCGCGCACATCATCTTGAAACCCTCGAAAGAGTTTGCTGTCGTGCCGTCGGAGAAAATATCGGTCCCGAGCAGGTCCTTGAGCGTTTTCTCCGCGAGCTGAACTTTTGCCTTCAGGTGGTTGATGATCCCACTTTTTCCGGCATTTTTCAGCTCATCGATGCGTGTGATCAGGATTGACGCATAATACTGTTTCCAGGTCCAGCTTGCATCGGTGATCTGCTGGTTATCGGCGGTGAGCAGGGTTGCTGACCCGCTGTATCGACCCGCCGAGGTCGTAGTCGCGTAGGCGAGGGGTTGAGTGATGCTCGTCCCGCTGTCGATGGTGTCATACCATCCTTTTTTCTTTGCTCTCTGCAGTGCCGCGTTGCTGTCGAAGATATTATCGACGAGCTTTGGAATAAGGTACTTGTGCGTCAATGCGGAGAGTTCGGCAGTAAGTGCCATAGTGTTCTCCTTAAGTTTTGAGTTCCGCGGCCATTTTACTGGCGAGATCCTTGTAAGAATCGCCGTATTTATAGCCGCCTTGAGGGGCACCTCCCGAAGGAGCGCCCGATTTCACCACCCCGGCCCGCGTTTCCTGCTGCTTTTTCGCAGCCGCCGCCTTCATCGCCGCCGCCTTAGCGTTCGTTCCCGCATGGTCCCACATCATTGACCTGTATGCATATTCCAGGTTGGTAATCCCATGTTCAACAGCAAAGGCCACAACTTGTTTTTCCAGAGGCCCAGACACGCCGTCGTCGAACTCCCAGTCGTGATCAGGATGATCTGCCCGGAGCTTTTGAATGCTTCCGGCGACCTTCTGGTCCGCTGCCATGTTCAGGCTTTCGGTGTGGGTCTGTTCCAGAGAGTTGATTCTGTTCATCAAATCCTGGTAAATCTGTATGTTCGCTCCTTGCGGTTGTCCTCCGGGCTGTTGTTGCATTTCCTGGATGGTTGTAGCGATTTTATCGGCAAGCGCCGGGTTCGTTTTGAGCAGGCTGTCGAATTCGTCGTAGTGCTTCGTCCGCTTCTGCAGATCCTGAAGTTGCTGCTGAAGCGCCGTGCGGTCCTTGTTGAATTGGGACATGCCCTGCTCGTATGCAAAACCTTTCTGGGCGAGATTCTTGAGGTCGTCGCGGCTTTTTGGAATATATGGTTGCCCTCTATACTTCAAGGCCCATTCCTGCCCGTTCCATACCTGCTGCTGACCCTCTACGGTCTGCTGGTCTCCGACTTGTGGTTGCGCTCCGGGCGGCTGTCCTTCGACAGGCTGTTGCGGATCTGCAGTGCCACCTTCCCCGGGCTGCTGCCCGGCTACGTCTGTCAGTTCACCTTCCATCTCGATCCCGTCATATCCTGGCATTGTTGTCTCCTCCGTTTAAAGTGATTGCCGTCACTGGTTAGTCATTTCCTGCGCCTGCGAATTTCACACCGCCGCCACTCGGGACACTGCCCTCGTTGTTGACGATTTCACCCGATGCGCTCATTCCCTGCTCCGAACCTTCAGGAGATTTGAGAGGGCCACCGCTTTGCAATCCACCGGCGCTTTCGCTTTTCATGCCGCCGTCTCCAACATCATGACTGCCGTTACCGGCAAACGTTACTCCTCGATCACTCATAAAAACCCCTTTCGTGGTTAAATTACCGCTACCTGTCCTCTCATTGCCTTGGTCCCGGAGGTCATACCCCCGAGCATTGGATTTACCCCGCCGCCTCCACCCGGAGCCTGCGCCCGATTTAATGGGCTGGGGGCTGTAGGGGGCTGCTGCTGTTGTTGCGGTGGGGCCATGCCGGACTCCTGACCGACCTTTTTCTGCAAGACACTCACAAACTGGCTCATTAAATTCTGCAGCTCAGGTGCCGACGGATCTCCCATTTCAGATAGTGCCGCGACATACTCGGCTATCGTTCGGAATGCGTCGAGCACCGGACTCTCCTCAGGGGTAGCCCCGGCTTGTTCCGGGGCCGGTCCACCCTGCGGCAGTCCTCCGGCTTGCGGTTGCTGTGACGCCATCATTTCACCCGGTGACATTTGCATAATTCTATCCTTGTGGTTGTGGCGGAGGAGCTCCCGGACCTTCAGGCGGGGGCATCGCTGCCGCCAGTTCTCGTTTTCTGTTAATTATCTGCTCCGCGTCCGGCCATTCCAGAGTCTCAAGCAGATTCTTGTCGTCAATCACCCCACCCTCGAATAGCTTAAACGCTATATTCGTTTTCACCGTCTTTGACCACGGCATCGCCGTACCGCTCATTATCTTGATATCCATGAGCCCTTTCGTCGGGCCTATCGTGGTGTGATTCAGCTCCAAGGTGTATCGCTGCGTGTTCGGATCGAAGACATAGTTTTTCTTGTTGAATAGATACTGTCCGTCCCCCTGCTCTTCGATGAAAAACTCGAAATAGTCGGGCCAGACGTTCTCCGTGTTCGTGATCCTGGCCACTCGTGGCTCCCGGTAAAACTGCATCATTAGGGCCACAACCTGCATAGCGAGTTGTTGAAGGGAGGGCTGCAGCACACGCTCCTTCATCCTGATTCTGGTCTGTGAGGATTCTTTGAGGGTATCGATCGCCGACGCCGCGGTCACACCGGTGGGCTGCCTGCCCTGCGATATCTCATTTACCCCTGACTCCTGCTCTGCCATGCGGATGAGAGTCTTATAGATATCGATCATACCAGTCTGCAATGCAGGGGGGAAGTCGCGTATGATTGAACCACTTTTCCCTGGTGCGCAGGTAACGACCGACGATATCCTGTTGGTGATAGTCTCCGCCGCCACCCCGGAATCTTCCTCAACGATCCAGACCGGATTTGCCATGAGCTGCATGACATCGAAAATATGTGCCAGGGTTTTGTTGATGATCTTCTGGGTAGGCATGAGTGACTTGGCCTCGCCCTCGCCGTAAAACTCTCCCGGAAGAATCATGTCAACGATCCGAACGAACGGCTTTTTCCCATGAGCATACGGAGCTTCCACCGACTGCAGCCGTATGTTCTGGTTCGGGAGAATAGTGATCAGTTTTCCCTTCGGGAACTTTTTCTTCACTATCTTCTCGATGTTCCCACCTTCTACTTCACGCTCTTCCTCGATGAGCGTCTCGTCGTCAATCCAGCACTCGGCTATGTCACACAAGTTCCGCTCGTCCGCCGATTCCCCTACAACTGACATCCCTTTCGGGCTGTGCTGGTCGGTGGGTGATACGAACTTCAACTCCATGGACTTTGACATCTTTTCCATGCTGTCCTTGGCTGAATCCGCCTTGATCATGTCTGCCATTTTAGGGAACATGCGCCGTACTTCCCCGACCGTCTTTTTCGACATCTGGATCACCCAGCCGCAGTTTTTCGTGAAATCCTGAGCACCGCGGGGGATATAGATATCTCTCGGGTCTATGCTCTCGACGTTCACATCACCAATCCCATCCTCAAGATCCGGGTCCCATGTAACTTTCAAAATCCCGCAGTCGTAAAGCATACTCATGAAAATCGCTTCGATGAGCGTGTGGTCCATTGCGGTGTTGTCCCACCATGTCTCAATCAGGGTCGCCACGCACTTTGCGAACTCGTAATCGGTAGGGTCTTTCGGCTCCGGGTTGAAACCGGGACGCTGGTCGGTGAGCAGAGGGATGATAGCCTGTATCGTCTGCCGGATGATATTCATCACTGGCTTGGAATTTGCATTGCTTCCGGTTTTCCACTGTTTGCCCTCGTAGAAATCACGGCGCGTATCCCAGTCCTCGTCAAACTTAGATCGGTATGCCTTCCCCTGCTGGATGAGATCGAGTACTAGCCTGACCTCCCGCTCCTCGTCCGATCCCTGCCGGTGAGGCGTCCGCGTCCCACTGTCCGGCCCACCGGACACTACTTGATTAGCGTCTACCGCTTTGACTGCTTCAGGCATGCAATTTACTCAATTCACAATCGCCCGAGCCGTCGAGGTCCGGGCACTGTTCAATAACTTGGTGCATCTCCCGCTCTACGTCTGCAAACCGGTCCGGCTTCGGGGCAGCTTTGATGCTCTCGGTACCTACCTCCACCATTCCGGGCGGGGTATGCTTTACTCCGTTCGGGCGTATCGCCGCAGGGGAGAATACCCGGCACAGCGGATCGTTGCACACCATGCATCGTGGGTCTTTCCGTTCGTCCATACCAAAATAGAGCTCGATATTGCGATCACACCGGCAGCAGCGGAATTCATAGAGAGGCATAACCTATCCCTTCGGATCGTATTCAACATGAAAGATGCTCATTTTCTCTCCAGCGGTTTTGTCGTGAGCGCACGGACGATCAGATTGAGAAAGCCCTGAATTACAATCCCCGTCTCAACCGGAAACCATTGCCCGGTATTAGAGTTGATCACCTGCACAGCTACACCGAGCACGTTCAACCAGAACGTTTTCGATTTGATGTACCCGATTAGAACATTCATACGCTCCTCCTCTATTGTTCATACCAGTCGTCCGCCTTTTTCACGGCGAACTCCCCGGCAAGTAATTGCTGCAAATGCGTCTTTGCGGGGACGAACGGCTTGAAAGCCCTGTCCCGGATGTGCATGGTCTCAACAGTAACGTATCTATTGGCGTCCATCAGATGATTGTTGAGATCAAGGGGGACCGCCGCCGCCTGCGTGTCGATGTTGAAGTCCTTGTACTGATAGCTCTCGTACTCCCCTTCCGTCTCCGGGCAGCGGCCGCGGAATACCTGATGAACCCTTGCTCTGATGATCGCCTGATGAACGGAGATCCCGTATTCGATGTTCTTGTTCTTCACCCCGACGATCGGAATCCCAGATTTGCCGAACAGAGCAATCAGCCCAGGCTCGGCGTTGTCTGCGTAAAACATCGTGACGCCGTGCTCCCGCATGTACTGCCTGGTGACGCTGATCTGCTCGTCCGGTGTGTGTCCGCTGCGCCTGTACTCGGCTATCTGGTAATCATGCTGCCCGTCATTGGATAACGCCCGGATGGTGATTGCAAACGGGTCAGTGTACCCCCAGTCGATGCCACCAAATACCGTAAATTTGGTGTGGTCGATCGGGAACGCGTCGCTGTAGTTGGTGTAGTCGAAGTCCTGATAAACGAGTCCGGCCATGCGCTCGAACAGTCCCTCGTATCGCATTGCGAACATGCGGGGATCGAGTAGCCGTTTCTGCCGCTCGTACTCATCAGGGGGAAAATAAGGGTTGTCTTTAGATGTCCACTGGATTACATCAACATCGTCGCGCTCTCCATGTTTCCATGGCTCATACAGATCACGAAATAGAAAATTGTTGAGCTTATACGGCGTAGTCGAATAGAAAATATTGGCCTTCATCGGCGCAGCGCGCCCCATGAGATTGATATGCGCCTGAGTGCTGTTGAGTCCCGCCTCATCTCCCCATATCGCCCGGCAGCGAGTAATTCCCTCTGCGCTCCATGGATTGTCCATAGACCGCAGAAATATCATAGGCCCGTGGTTGAGCCGGAACTCCATGCGTTCGCGATTAAGCGATCCCAGGCCAGAATGATATTTCATAAACCGGGGAAGTGTGGACGAGTTCATAATTTTGTATGTTGGAGCGGTAACAATAAACGAATCTTCAGGATCAGTGAATTTACTCACCTGCATCCTGGTCCATATCCCGCCTGCCAATGTTTTTCCGCTTTGCAGCCCGGCAATAGCACAAATAATGCGCTTGCCGCTGAAAATTGCGAGCCGTTGATGCCTGTGGAATTTAATAGTTTCAGGCACTGCCGGCCTTCTTCCTGAATCCAAGTTCCGCCATTTTGTTCCCGTCTTCATCCTGCAGGATTATCGGCTCAATCGCAGAAATGCCAACCTCCGACTTGTCTTTCCAGTCACTGCGCCGACGATTTTTTAACCAGAATATTGCTGCAACAGGGTCAGGGGGGTAATATTTGCGGATCTTTGTTTGTATGATCGCCTTGCCACAAACTCTAATATCAACATCATCATGCTCATATCCCATGGCGCGCTGATAGAGCCTGTCGGCAACATTTGAGTCGGCGTCTTCCTTCCCCTTTTTTAGGGACTCCACGAATTCAGGGTGTTTTAATTTCCAATTGTTAAGTGTGGATTCTGCTATTTCCAGGAGTTCAGCAATTTCTTTGTCGGTGCACCCGAGAAGAGCGAGTTTAAACGCTTTATCACAATGATATGCTTGAGAATAACCGGTAGGTCGTCCTGCAGTCATTACCAGATATCCTGATAGGGTTGTTCACCTTTATGGTCGGCGAGTTTTGCGACTACTCTGTCCTCATGGTCGGGGGTGAGGTAGATGACGTTGTTGTTGGACTGGTCTTTCGGTTTTGGCATTTCTGGTGTGTGTGCTTGCCGAGGTTTGATCTGCCGGGATATGAGGTATGCGATACCGGCGGTGTTCAGGAGAGAGATACCAACAATTAATGCACATATTATCAACATATATCCCCTCTCTATCAGTAAATATTAATCGTGACCGCGACAAAAGTCAATAGTTATCAACATATATTTAACATTTTATCAACATTAGGGTGATCTTTCTGTATTCTGGGATAGAATACGCTTTGTTTTGGGGTTGTTAACTATGTCTTGCATCGTAACCGCTTACGTTGTATATTATAGGTATGAAGACGAACCAACAATCAACCGAGGAGGAAAAATGAGATACGAAATAAGATCTAATAGCGGAAAAGTCCTATCGCGCCACCACACGAGAGAGGCTGCGGAAATGCGTATGCAAAAAAATCTTGCATGGAGCAAAAACAAAAGAACATGCTCGGCAGAGCACTACACTGACAAAATTGTACAGATAGCATAGCACCGAGCCCCGGCGATCCGGGGCATAGGAGGAAACCATGAAACAGGATGAAATTTTAGCCATCATTGTGGAGCGAACAGTAAGGACGGATGGTTGGTATTGTACAACCATCGGAACAAATGGGGATATAGAATATGATGGGAAAATACGGGGAGAACCCCTGTTAAATAGCTCCATTGATCCATTAGATCAGGCAGTCAATAATTTGCGTATTGCACGTGGGGATGAAAATTATATCATCGCGCAAGCGAAATAATCTTTACACCGAGCCCCGGCGATCCGGGGATGTCCCCTATCAGCAGCCTCCACGATGGCGCCGGAAACACCGGCTATGAGGATAGGAAGAAAGAAAATTATGGCAGATAAATGGACACCTTCAGAAATGGGGCGCAAGGGGGGCCGGAAGTCCCGTCGAAATCTGGACCCGGATACCGCCCGGCAGATGGTTAAAATACGGGAAATACGGAAAATGCTTCAAAAACAACCAACCGAGGAGGAAAAGTGATAGATCATATCGTCAGTACAAATTCTGTTAGCTTGGAGGAGCACATAGAGCCGAGCATCATGTCCCACTTTTACCGCGTAGGTCTTCTGATTGAGGGTTGCAGCGGGAGGCATCAAAACAGTTACAATTTTACGCTCCGCAAATATGTGGTAGCCGCGGCTAAGGGGTGCTTCAAAATCGAGCATGGAATCGGGTCTGTCTTTATCGTTTCAGAAGTTACTTCGAAGACGCCTCTTACTATCCGGCACACACTTAAGCCCTGCGTGCTCGATGGAACGAATATAATTTCTTTCGAGGAGGTATTCGTTGATTGAGGTTCTGATAGTATATTTCGGGCTTTGTGTGGTAGGGTGCGTCGTAATGCTTATTCTCATCAATTTAGGAAAACATCAATACACATGCCCGTTTTGCTTGGAAAACGTCAGAGATGATGAGAACCACCACTGCCCGGAAATGAGTGATTGGCTGAAATATAAATAGGAGGTAAATATGAGTAGATTTCATTTCGAGTGTATACACGAGAGGAAAGATAGGGATTGTCCAGGTTATAAAGCACGGGGAAATTTTGGCATGGCATCTGAGTGTTCGTTTTGGTCTGATGGAGGAAAACCACAACCCACCTACACCGCTGCGCTACGTGAAAAGCTGAATCGCCAGCCGCACGGGCTCCTGTTTAAAGAAGATATCGATGTCCTGGTTAAGCGCATCGTGCGCCTGAATAAGAAATACGGAAAATAATCCCCCCTCTTCTTCCCGAAATATCGTATATTAGGGGTATGGCTCGCGAAACCAGTTTAAGAAAATAACTCCCTCGGCAACCGATCCTCCACGGAGCGGCGTTTAGGTGTATATCTTCGCGGGTCATCACCAAGACAGCCGGGGGGCTTTTTATATAAGGAGGCGCCATGCCGCGGACTAGACTTCTGTATACTCTCCTCGACGTTAAAACCCTCCTTTCAAAAATCCATAAAGTGCCATTGGAACAAATTGATGTTTTTGAAGATCGTCCACTTATGATAGAATTTATGGAAGAAGAAGTTGAAATTAAAGATGAAGATTATTTATTTCAGGTCGATAAATAAATGGCACGAGATCCAGCAGTTCTATTTTATACCTCAGATTTTTTAACTGGAACATCTAGATTATCCGATGAACAGGTAGGTCAATATATACGAGCCCTCTGTTCACAACACCAGGAAGGAATATTCACTAAGGAAGAGTTATTTCAAATATTGAAATCATATGATTCCCCTGTTTGGAAGAAATTTAAACAGGATTCAAATGGTCTTTATTACAACGAGAGAATGATGGAAGAGATAGAAAGGCGTGTAAGTTATTGTGAATCAAAGAGTCACCCAGGTATTTCAGGTAGAAAAAAGAAATCATACGGTAATCATACGCAAATCATACGCAAATCATCAGCAAATCATACTGAAGATGAAACTAGAAATGATATTAAAGATATAAAAGAAGAGGGGGTACAGGGGGAGAAGGTATTTGACACCTTCTGGAGCGCATACCCAAAGAAGGTTGGAAAAGGTGCTGCTGAAAAGATATGGAACAAAATAGAGGCACCTGAAGAAACGATAGAGCTCATCCTCAAAGCCCTGTCATGGCAGAAATACTCCGAGCAATGGATCAAAGACGGAGGGCAGTACATCCCCCACCCTTCCACATACCTCAATCAGTGTCGGTGGATGGACGAGCCCCCGGAAGTGGTTGGTGAAGAGCGCGATGACAGCTTTGAGAACTGGAAGAAAGATTACATAGCCGAAGAGGAAGAGAGAAAGAAAAATGCCGACGTACACTAAACACGGAAGATTACCCGATAATATCAGAGATTATGATACCATTGAAAGCCTGTTTGGTGAGAACGATCCTGAAGATCCGCGAGTTCATTTAAAAATCAAGGAAGATCCAGTACATAAAAAATTCAACGAATGGACAAAAAAGCTGCACTTTATTGGCACGAATAATAATATTCCGGTATCTGAAATCTTTAAGTTAATTAATGTCGTTTTCTCTTATTCATGGGACACAATTCCTTTTGGTAAATATGATGAGGTTTATAATTTCGTCAAAGCCAATTCCGAATACCGGTATAAATGGATTGATCCCCTACTTCACGAATACCTCATGAAAACAAAATATTACCAGACATCATCAACACTTGTTGATAAAAAAGCGACGCAGATATTTTGTAGTAACATATTTTCAATGATGGAAAACGAACGCCCCAAAGAGGAATTCTATCAATTGGGAATAGAAATATTGAATAGGTAATCCCATGAACTACGGAAAAGAAACAGAAGCCCACTTAGCCTCTCACCCCTCCTGCGCCTGCGGGTACTGTGGCCGACGAATACCTCGGGAGGAGATGGAAGAGCACCTGGAAAGCTGCCATGAGCTGAATAGATTCAGGAACCAAGATGAAACGTACCACGGAGAATAATCATCCCTCTCACCCCGCCTCGATAAGGAACATCCCGAAAGGTGGACCAGATGGCGGGCACGAGAGGGATCTGAAATTAAATAAAATTAAATATTGCATAACTATTAAAATAGATATATATTTGTTAGTATGAAAAAAGCACATAATGTATACGTCGAAGACGCAGCATGGACAGCGGCGAGAACAGAATCGCTGAAATATAAAGATTTATTAACCAAAGAACTGACTAAACACCCCACTGGTTCAAGCTCGGCGTATTTTTCTTTGGTTGGAAAAGCTCTACTGTTAATAGATGATCCAGGATTAATACACGATAGCCGTGTAGACTGGAAAACTGCAATACAATATTGCAAAAGAAAAAATCTACCACTATATAAATATATTTCACATATCATGTAGTTAGAATCAATATCCGGCGAGATCACGATTATAGGCCGGGTTTAACAATAAATAAAGGAGTGTCTTTTGAAGTCTTCACAAACATTAATAGAAATCGGTAAACAGTTTACCGCTACCGCACCGAACGATACTATGCGGATACTTTCGTTGAGTATCGACGCTCTTACCGAAGCACGCGATGAATTGTCCCGGCAGAACACTAATGAGTCGCCGGATACAGCTTCTAACAACGATTATACGGCGGCGCTGGAAGATGAGCTGAATCTGTGGATGAGTGAAGAAACAATTATCAATAGATCGAAAAATGGTATGGCGGAACTGGCAGCGCGCCTCAATGCCGCTTTGCAAAAGCAGCACTGCGCATAGCCGCCGGTCCGTTGTAATCAATTTGTAAACCACGGATAAGAGCGCGGGAGGAAAGGAATAAAAATACAATGAATAACATAAGACTAAACAGATCAATAATAATATTAACGTTAATAACTTTTTTTTTGCTTGCGACATGGGCGCAGGGTGGTAATTTTAATGAAAACATATTTGATAGATTTATTAATTCTATTACAGTGGTTGCTGCTTGTGCAGCGGCCATATTTTCATGGTTTTCCGCTGAGTCTTCGAAAAAAAACACCCAAGCTTTAATTATAATGAGATACAAAGAAAGATTCGCTTCCAATGAAATACTTGAAGCGATGAATTTTATAAGAAAATGGAAAGATGAAAATGGTAATTGCTGGATAGATAATTTTCGAAAAGAATATTATGGAGATACCGACTTGGGGAAAAAATTAGATAATTACAGGAGGGTGGTTTCACATATTTATAATGAATTAGTGGTGATGTGTAGGTCAGGACTATTAAGCAAAAAAGCTGCAAAAAAGACAATTCATAAAGATGAGATATGCTTTATGATTTCAACGATTCAAGATATGGAGCTGGTTGTAAGCTGTAATAAAGAGATTGTTGAAGAAATGTTTGATTATTTAAATTCACTTTTACCAAAGTCAAAATGAAAGAATTAAGAAAGCAGAGTTCTGACCAGATAACAATGCATCACGGTATAAATGATATGAATTCAACACATCTTTATCCTCATGAAACACGACATCGATCATATTTATGGTCATTGCTAACTGGTGGCGGGAGTTCTTATCGTTCTTCCGATTGGCCATTAGACCTTTCATTATGGTGATTTTGTCATTATGTTTTTGACGAACATTTAACAAACGGTGGTGTCATGCCAAATTTCAAAGTGTTTGCAGACAAAGAGTCATCGAGCATCACGTTGCGGTTACACGATGAGGGCGATGGAGAAGTAAGTGTAATTGCAGTAGACGACAGTGGTAACCGTATCACGGGAGGAAGTATATGTTCGTTTACTACCAGCGGAACTTTAAGCTTACATGGTAGTATATCAAAATCGTTGGGTTTAAAGTTAGATTCCTTTAACAAAATTGTGGTAGAATAGCGAGCGGCCAGTTGCACTATGGAAACCGCAAAAACAATTTACAACAGCGGCTATATACTTACGGCCTGCGGCACATGGCTGAAGCCACGTTACATAGCCGCGGACCGTTGGCAGAAATAAACTGCCGACCATATTGTATTAAATTTTGAAAGGAGCTTTTGTGGTTCAATGTAGCAATAAATCGGAACGTTGTTTCGTTGTCACCGATAGGTTTAAAAAACCGTGCCAGCATGCCGTACCTCATGAATTCAACGTTCACTGCATTGGTGGCAGATGTGTGAGATTTGAGCACTTCGAGGAAGATCGCAACGGCAAGCAGGTTTGGGTCGGTACCGAATATGGCGCTTGTATCAAAATTTAAGTTGAATAAGGAGCGGCGGTTTACATCTGCCAACAAACAATGGCCAGTTCGCAAAGCCTCTCCCAAACCGCTGTGCGGCTTCGGCCATTGTCAAACGTTGCAGGCAATAGCTCGGCGGCCATGTTAAAGGCCGGACGAAGAAAGGTTATTTATTTATGAACGATGCCCAGTTTTCGATACTTGTTAGCGAAACTGTTTCCGATATAGTTGAAACATTCGGTTTAGATTCTACCAAGTGGCGTCATAAAATATACGATATGTTGGTTCCAAAGTTTAGTGAAGTCCGGCAGAGCAAGGGGAGCGCCGAGCAACAGTCCGCTGTTGCCCACCAACAGCTAAAGGCTGCAATTGCTTTGCTCAACCGGTGGGTTTCTGTTGTTTCCGATAAGAATATTATGTCAGATACGTATCACTTTTTAAGTAACGACGCAACTTCAGCCGTTTAGCGGTCCATTGTGTAAATTGTTGATTTTTCTTTGAATTATAGGAGGTGCATTATGTCAAGTAATGGATACATTTTAATAGTGCTCTTCGTTGGAATAATATCTTTTCTAAGTGGGCAACTAATATCCAATATTGGAAAAATAGATGATGAACGTAAGCCTTTTGGATGGGTGCACGTTATCACCTTTTGGTGTGGGGTACTTCTGGTATTTGCGTTCGGTTTCTCGATTAGTGCCGAATGCACCTCCCTGAATGCGGAAAAAAATCAACACATCATACAACAGGGCATAAAAGCTACGGCTTCGCCTTCGGGTCAAGCCAAATAGCCTGCGGCTACTTCTCTTATGCCCGGTACGTTGTGTAAAACAAAGTCCTCTCGGGCATTGGAGTTTGGCTCACTAAATTGGAGGTTTTCCGTGAAAACGTCAGCGAGAAGAAAGCGTCTTGAAGTAAGGGTTAATGATTACGATAAAATGAAGCAGTCCCCGTCCAATCACATACAAACACAAACGAGAATTGTAACGGGGGGCTTTCATCGTCCCGGCAGTCTCAATAAGTAATACCGTAAAACGTCTGGTAGCATCGGACGTTGGTGGCAATAAATTTGACTTTTATACTGTAGTTTTTCGGCAAGGGAGGTTGTTAATGTTAAGAAAATTAGGTAATATATTTCGGATGTTAATGCGACTATGCTACATTAAACACGGGCGAGTATGTTGGTGCTGCGGATCGGTTTGTGGCTTTGAATCAACTGTTTCGCGTGGCTTGTTTTGGTGCAATCATTGTTTTTCAAGGTGGGGGTATTTAATAAAATCAGATTTGTCTATCGGGTGGCGTGGTATAGGCCGAAAAAATAAAATTAAGGCGGTCAAAGGCTATAAGGCGGCGCTTGAAGCCGCGTAGATAATAAAATTGAAATATCTGATATTCAAAGTGAAGATCTGGCGAAGCGCCTCAATTCTGCTCTGCAGAACTGCGCATAGCCGCCGGTCCATTGTGCGAAACTACAGTCAGGAGTTTTACATTGTATAAAAATTTAACAAAATATATTCACATGAATTCTGGTAGTTTAGAAGTGGCGGATGCCGATTTTATGGAAGCTTATCCTAACACGGAGTTTTTTGTTAAATTTTCTGATTTAGCAGCCCTTCCTTCCGCAATACACAACAGCGACTATGCGGCGGCTTTGCGTGTTTTCGGAGAGTTTTGCGATGAACAAGAGGGTTTTCAAATACGTGACTTCAAGTTGTGGTGCAATCTGCGCCTCAGTTCTGCCTTTCGAGAATTGGGTGCGGCGCCAAAGAAGGAGTAACATATGGGTTTTAATGACGATTTATTAAATTTATGCAGACTCAATCATCTGGAAGAATCTAACGATGACCCAGAAGTTCAAAAGGCTATTGATTGGAAAAAAAGTAGGATAGTCACTAATCTTAAGCTCGCGCCGCCGGAGTCTATGGAAGCGGAAGAACAGCACACAACAGCGGCTATACGGCTCTCTGTGGAGTCTCCGGCTACAGTTCGGGCAAAGCCCTGCACAACAGGCAGCCCAAAATTGCCGGATTGGAATGAGGTATATGCTCACTTGCTTACTCTCCGTCCGACAGTGGAAGATTCGCTAACAAGCAACCAGTGGTTTGCTAGAGCTTCTTACGATTTTATAGCCCGGCAAATTCGGGCGAGTGCCTGAGAACGTTACACGCAATAGCAGGCGGATATATACAATGTGCCCTATCTCACCGACCGGGGCGGCTACAGACTGTCGAAAGTTATGAAATGGCACGAGGCGGTAGTGGTCGGGCACACAGTACATATCGCCGGACCGTTATAAGCAATGCGGCTCATAAATTTATTAAAGAGGAGGCACAAGTGGACCATTTAGTATTGTCAATACTTTTACGCGAGACCATAGATAAGTATTTTACGGATGGATATATTGATTTCAGAGTTTCTATCCTTGCTGTAAAACTGATCGAGATATCATTGTTTACTGCTTTTTGCGAGACTGTTGCGAGGAGTGCCGCCAAAGCAGCGGAACCCGCCGCACTGCCTGTACACAACACAGGCGGCCCAAAATTGCCACTCAACTGCTTTGCGTGTTCGAAGCGTTTCAAAGTGTCAAACTGTGATTGCTGTTTTGGAAGTGATGTTTGTCAAGCGTGGCAACTTCGGGCGGGTGCCTGAGTCCGTTGTGTAAAACAAAGGTTGCTTTTATGGTTATATCCGCAGTTATAAATTCGAGACCACACTTGGTACGGCCTGCGTCTCGGTTAGAACGAAACTGTTTACCCGTAACGAGACAGTATACTGCTGTTCGCTATGGAGGCAACCTTTACTATACACAACAAATGCTAAATTGTAAACCGGGTGGGAGGTATTAAGTGAGTAATTTTCCTCCGACAATTAAAGTTATTTGGTGGGACTTTATGGAACAATGTCCACACGAGGCTTTCAACAAGTGCAAAATGCATTCACGATATCGGCGGCGGTGCAGCATCGAAAACTGTCATTTTAACAGTGAGCGCCCGGTTAAAATTAGGAATCGCCGGGCACTTCATACAACAAATGCTAAAATATAGTTCGGGTGGCAAGGAGTTTTTGAAATGTCAATAAAAGTATTTTGTTTAACGGCAGGTGGTTTGGTTGTTATTCTTTCGTCTATTTTTCAAGCTGTTCATGTTCCTTTTTGGCAAACTATTGTTTCCGGGATTGGTGTAACGTTACTATCAATCGCGATGGCCCTCCGAAAGTAGTATGCGGAGGCTGTCTTTACATCGTACAACAACCGCAGCCATCAATAGGAAGAGGGCGACCGTGAAAAAAGCTAACATCTCGAAAGAGCCAATTGTGTCGGTGGTGGGGTTACTCCCAATGTTTGGACCCCTCTTCCTACTGCTGGCGAGTGCGGCAAGGCGTTGTGTACAAGTTGAAAGGATTTTTATTTTGTATTGCAGAGAAAACAAACGGTCTATGCACAAGGAATTATCTTGTGGGCCTTGCCGTGCCGCTGATGGTGCAGGGGTGCGCCGACCTCGCAAGAGACAACAACCCTTCTCTGCTTTACACTATGGAGATCCTTTCAACTTGTACACAACAGCGGCTATGCATAGCAGCATCGGAAGGAACAGATGTGGTCGAATTAACAAAAGATGAAGAACGTGCAATTAGTGCATTAAAAAGAGTTGCCGCCACCTGGCCTAAATCACTGTGGCTATTTTCCGCAAGTGGTACACTATGCGTAATGCGTTCAGGTCCAAACAGTGAACACATTGCAAATAGTAATGGCGGTATTGATCCGGATTATATAGTAGGCTTTGTTAATATTCCAAACGATGGCGGCGATTGGTGAAGCGCCGAAGGAATAATATAGTCGTCAAATTGGAGTTATAGTCTGTGGCCGAAAAACATTTAAATCATTCCGATCTCGTAGATAGAGCCGCTCGATGGCTTCGAAAAGGTAATTCTGTGGTAATTACGGAGCTTGCTTCCATTGGGGAAGAAGCGGATGCTATCGGTTTTAATGGCAACATTTCGACTTTAATTGAGTGCAAGGTTTCTCGTAGCGATTTTATTGCCGATCAAAAAAAAGAATGGCGTCGGCATCCTGAAAATGCGTTAGGGGATTATCGATACTATTGTTGTCCGCGAGACCTTATTTCTGTATCTGATCTCCCTGAAAAGTGGGGATTGTTAGAAGTTTCTGGCAGAAGTATTTATCGCAAGTGTGAGCCGCCGATTTTTGAGCCGAGATCTTTTAAATGCCCCGAGATATCAATTTTACTTTCGGTACTTCGGAGGATCGGCCAGAATCCTCCGCCGGGAGTTAGCATCCGCTGTTATGTCTACGAAACTAAAAACCGTGCTACAGTCAGTATCGAAACGGCCGTTGACAACAGCACACAACAGGGCATAAAATCTGCGGGTGCCTGAGGACATTATCTCCTTCGCAATCCTATGTTTCGTCGCGGCATATTTTTTCCCGAATATATTTAAACATGGATCGCGACATCAATCGAAATGGAAGAATTGATTGCAGCACAAACTGTATCAGTGACTGTGATAATGGCATCATCATGAATAGCTCCTACAGTGGCTGTAACAGTGTATGGCCCTCCTATCTCGGTTCCGGCCGTGAATAACCCTGTATCCTCATCGATAGACCCTTGTTCGGGCCCGGAGGCTGTTGTAGACCATACTATGGGGCCGGTGTCAACGATATTTCCTACGGCATCATATCCTATAACTGTAAAAAGTTTAGTCGCTTCCGGAGAAATTTGTGCTGAATCAGGACTGACAACGAGGGTATGTAATACTCCGCTGTAGCTTCCATCACCATTTACATTTAATATTAGTTGCATTTCACCAACTCCGTTTATTGGCTGGAACACGCGACCGTGTCCATCAGCACTTATTTCGAGGTATAAATTTCCATTTCCTAAAATTACATATGATCCGCTACCCGTTGCGATAAATTCTATCGATAGGTCACCGGTGCCAACTATCGGTCCGGAATAGGTTCCACTACTTGACATTTCGATGTCCAGAGATAAGTCACCGTCTCCGTCATATTCCGGGGGAGGTTCATAAGTTCCTGCACCGACCATGCCGATCTGAATTTCAAGATTGGCGGAGGTTGAGGATATTATATATTGTCCGGCTCCTGATATAGTTAAAGGCACATCCAAAGCGCCCTCACCGACAATTATATACCCACCGCTTCCGGTTGCATTTATGTAAATGTTTAAATCGCCAGATCCGTCGTATTCCGGGGGAGCATCATACGATCCAGATCCGTCAATTTCAATAGCTGTCGATAAACTACCAGATCCATTATACTCCGGTGGACCTCCGCTTGGAATTTCAAAATATCCACACTCGGGTGTGGTTCCATCCCTTGCTGTTCCTGCAATATCATCGGATACCGGTAAATTAGCATCACCAGAAAGCGAAGTCCCTTTATTCTGCGCCCCAGTATCTCCTGAAGCTAGACGAAAATCATTTGCTCCCTCAAATGTGAATGTGACTTCACTATCGTCGTTTGCTCCTCCGGTATCCGTTGTAT